AGTTTATCTGAATATGGTTTGCCTCCTATATAATGAGAGTCCAAATAGGTGGAAATGGTCGAAATTTTAAAATATATGTGTCTCCCTCTCGAGAAACTCCACAACCTATTCCCTATTATGTTATGTTATTCCCCTTATATTCCACATGATACACCGACGAGAGACTGCAATAAAAAGAAATGGTCACGGGTATGTGCAAAAAAAGAAATGGTCGCCAACCCACCCTGGGAAAGGGCAGCCCCCCCCTATCATGTATATAGTCCATATTGTTATATTTTAGGTATTTATAAATGAGTTGACATAAGTTACGCAGTAGTAGTAGACTCGGCTATGATAAAACTGATAGCGGGATTCATTATGGGTTTAGTAGCAATGTTTTTAGTGATGGGTGTCCTATTAATTATCAAAGACGAAAGACAAATAAAAGAGTTAAAACATAAGGCAAGAGAGAGATGATATGCAGATGTTGGACTTATTCAGTGGCATTGGTGGTTTCCATAAGGGTTTTGCGGAGGCTGGTTGGGAGTTTGATTGGATTGGATTTAGTGAGATTGATAAGCACGCCAGTTCAGTTTACAGATATAGATACCCAGAGGCGGTAGAAATTGGAGACATTACAGTTATTCGACCAGAGAGAGATTTACCAGATAAGCTTACAGTCCTTTGTGGAGGATTTCCGTGTCAAAGCTTTTCCATTGCAGGGGCTCGGGGTTCATTTTCCGACACAAGAGGAACTTTATTTTTTGAAATCGCACGGATTTTATCGTATTATAGGGATAAAGGAGACCCCGTCCCCTATTTTTTACTCGAAAATGTTAAGGGCTTATATAGCGCAGGAGATTACACCGCCTTTGCTACAATTTATGGAGTTCTTGCCGAGCTTGGTTATAATGTTGAATGCTCATTGGAAAATACTAAGTATTACCTCCCACAGAACAGAGAGCGTATATACATTGCTGGATATATTGGAGACCGAGGTAGCGGACAAATATTTCCTCTCGGAGAAAGCAATAGCTCAGATAGAGACAAGTCGGGAAAGGGGGTTACCGTCTCCTGTATTGACGCCTCATACCACAAAGGTGTTGACGGAAAAAGGACAATGATAGCAGATTACAGGACAGATGAGGGATTGCGGATAAGGTCAGACAATGTAAGTCCTTGTTTGAACAGTGTCAAGGCAAGTGAGACAGAACCTTCTTGGATGCCGCCTTTGGCTATAGAAAAGATTGGAAACATATATGAAAGTGGTAGTGAGAATGGTAATGTATATAGTGATAAAGGAATTTCTCCCACTTTAAAGTCTGGAGAAACAAGTAATCCCAAACATGGTGGTATAGGTTCTTCTAATTCACCTAAAATACTTATAGAAAACAGTTATGGGGTTAAGGCATTAGATGAAACATTGGCTAAAAATGATTTGAAGGTTGATGATGTAAAGGCATTGGATTTGTATAATAGAAAGGCACAGGATATTTCTCCAACATTAACAGAACCGCATCATAATAGTTTACGATTATATGAAAATTCAAAGATAAGAAGGTTGACTCCAAACGAATGTGAGAGACTTCAAGGGTTTAGTACCAGGAATGATGATGGTACTTGGGATGATGGTTGGACGAGTACGGGGATGGTAGATGGTGAAGTTGTCAACTTGAGTGATACCCAGAGGTATAAGATGTGTGGTAATGCGGTAACAGTTCCAGTAGTAAGGGCAATAGCAGCAAAGATTTTAATGACAAAGGGATGTGACCATAGTGAGACGGAGTATCAACCTCCAGAGCCAGAGAATAGTGCGGAAGAGGGTTTGGTTTGTGTTTTATGTGGTGAAGACTTAGACTTACAGGAGGCTGACTGGGATGAAGAAGGTAAAGAACTCAGACTTTGATTTAGATTTAGCTTATGGAGAGGTTTACGAAGAGGGGTTAAAGGTACTTTTAACTTCTAAGGGTAAGGTTGAGGTGAAGACTGAACGTGGTAAATGGTATGAGAGTGGTAACATGGCAATTGAGATAATGTGTGATGGTAAAAAGTCTGGATTGTCTGTAACGAAATCAGATTGGTGGTTTCATATATTTGCCATAAACGGGAAAGTGCAGGGAATGTTATGTTTTCCTGTTGGTGAGTTGAAGAAGATTTGCAAGGGTATGATAAAAAATGGTAAGTCACGAAAAGTAATGGGTGGTGATGGAAATAAGTCAGAGATGTTATTGCTTCCGATTAAGGAAGTTGCAGCATCTATAGGAATGTTTTTTTAAATACAAAGGAGAATTTAATGGAAAAGTTATTAAAGACAAGTGAGTTATGCTCTCTTCTTGGTGTCACGAGGCAATGTGTCTATAAGTGGCGTAAGTTGGGGAGTCCGATTCCTGTTGCAATAAACAACACAAGTAGTGGTGGGAAAACGATTCGTTATAATTATAATCAGGTAATGGAGTGGTTAAATAAGAATGGAAAAGAAGAAAAAGTTTTCCGCGCAGAAGAGGACTAAGTCTGGACGTTATATCATCATAGCAGATGGTGATACCAGGCAAGAGTTGATTGAGAGTATTAAATCAGACAGTAACACATACAAAGAGAGAGAGAGGGGTACAGATGGCAAAGAGATACTTTGATACGGATATATGGAAGAAGCGTTGGTTTAGGAGTTTATCACCGAAGTATAAGAGTTCATGGTGGTATTTGATTAGTCAGTGTGACCATGCTGGATTTTTCGAACCAGATATAGACATAATGAGTATATTTGTAGGTGAAGAATTGGATGAGAAGGAGTTAATGGAAACATTTTCAAGTAGAATTGAATATTTAGAAAATGGAAAATGGTTCATTCCTAAATTTATAAAATTTCAGTATAAGGTGTCACATCCAGATGAATTGAATTTAAGTAATAGAGTCCATAAGTCCGTCTATGAACGTATTAAAAAGTATAGTCATTTATTTAGCCCCATAGATGAAGCTACTAAGCTTCATGTAAGCTTCATGCAAGCAGCTAAAGACAAAGATAAAGATAAAGTAATTAAGAATAGTTCTAAGAAAATAAAAAGAAAGGTGTTTAAAATTCCAACAGAGCAAGAAGTAAAGGAATATTGTGATAAAAGGAAAAATAATATTAATCCTGTGGCATTTACCGCACACTATGCATCAAGAGGTTGGATGGTGGGGAAAAATAAAATGGTAGATTGGAAGGCAGCTATACGGACTTGGGAAAATAATGATTTCAGTAACAAAACAAATTCTAAGGTATTTATAGAACCTGAACACAAGAAGGTAAAGCGTGGCTGGTAAATACAAATTTCGACCACATAGTGGTAAACAGACAGAGTTTTTAGGTTCTACTGCCAATTGGATATTTTATGGCGGTGCAAGGGGTGGTGGAAAATCCTTGATGTTGGCGTGGAAAGCGGCTTTGATACCCAGGGCATACCATTATGAACGATTAAAGAGAAAGATTGATACATCTGAAATGAAAAGATTAAAAGCCGAAGGGAAGGTGGTAAACACGATAGTAGACGCTGTGTCGATTGATTTCCCCGATTACATTGGAATCTTGATGCGTAGGACATTCCCGCAGTTGGAAAGAAACTTAAAACCCGAATGTGATAAGTTGTATAAGCTGTACGGGGCGACATGGCAGGAAAGGAACAAGTGTTATGTGTTCCCCAGTGGTGCGAAGATTTATCTGGTACATTGCCAAGACAGAAGGGCTTTGGATAACTACATTGGTGGTAACTATAATTTCATTGGAGTTGATGAAGCGAATCAATTTCCAGAAGACTGGATAGAAGAGTTGTCAACTTCTGCCCGTACCGATAATCAGCTACTGCAGCCGCAAATATGTTTAACATCAAACCCTGGGAACATTGGTCACATATGGTTAAAAAAGAAATTTATTGACCGTTGCCCACCTGAAGTTATTGGGAAACCGAAATATAACGAACAGTTCGATGTTTATTATCAGAATCAAAAAACGGGTAAACCTTTTATTGACGAAGAAGGGATTAGTTATCATTTTATTCCTGCTACTGTTTTTGATAATCCGACTCTTCTGGATAATGACCCGAATTACGTCAGAAAATTAAAAAACCTTAATCCCGTATTGAGAGCCATGTGGCTGGAAGGCAGGTGGGATGTTTTTGCTGGAACTTATTTTGATAACTGGAATCCCATGAATCATGTGATACCAAAAGAATATTTTCAATTCGGAGTCCATTTCAAAAAAAATACGCACACGTTTTACAGATTTTACGATTATGGGACAAAAGCACCGTTCGTCTGCTTGTTTGCCGCAGTTGACCGTGACGACAATATGATAATATTTGACGAAATAACAGAGACTGGACTATCTGCATCTAAACAAGTTCAGAAGGTCAACGAGTACACTTGGGAGACTTATAAGCTAAAACCGACAGACTTCGATGATGATATTGCCGACCCTGCGTATTGGACTAAACATTCTGAAAAAGAAGGGATGTTATATTCACCAGCGGATTTTTATGGAGACGGTGGTATCTTTTTGTCTAAGGGGAACAATGACCGTAAGTCTGGTGCAAAAATTGTCTATGAAGGACTGGAGTCACCCGATGAAGGGTTCCCCCGTATCAGATTTACAGATAATTGTTTACAATGTATAGAAACATTTCCTAATTTACCATCGGCACAAAATGACCCAGAAGACATTGATACCAAGGCAGACGACCATCACTACGATGCGCTGCGTTATGGCGCATTAAAAGTTTTGCCAAGCCTCGCAGTGTATCAAAACAGAAAAAAAGGGTGGCGTTATCGAATAGGAAAGTCTGATTCTGATGGCAGCACTAACTGGAAAACAGCATAATGGCTAAAGACGCATACAACAACGATTCACCATCTGGCTCGCAATATGCAGCAGGGGTACTATCCAAACAAGCTGATAAGGTTTTAAAGTGTTGGAAGTACAGCAGAGACTCATTTGAAATAGCAAGAAGGGACTCTGAAAGGGCTGTCAGGTACGTTAATGGAGATTCTTACACATCTGACGAAAGAACTAACGCTACCAAGTATAAAAAACCATTACTTAAATACAATATAATCACACCGATAATCAGCACACTTGTCGGGAACGAACAATTAAACCGCAAAACAGCAAAATTTAAACCGACAACAGTCGAATCTGTAGGTGTTACAGATATTCTACAAGGCAGATGGAATGCAATTATCGACGAGCAAGACCTTGAAGATAAGCTGCAAGTTGCCTTTGTAGACGCATTATCCACCAAACTCGGTGGCTGGATACAGAGAAGTTGGGAAATAAATGAAGAAGGCTATCTTGACTTCAAATATGATGTATTAAATAATTTCCGTGTATATGTAGACCCCGAAACAAGAGCCAGTGATTATGAATTAAAACATTGCAGGTGGCTTGTGAAAGAAGGCTGGGAGTCTTTAGACGTTATCAGCGAACAATACAGCATTGACCCGTATGACATGAAAGTTGAAAGGTCAAAAGCGTGGTATCAGTCACTATCTGAAACTGTTCGTAGGATGACAGATAAAACCTATTCATCAAATCTTGAGAACTATGACAAGATAAATGACCGCTACAGGGTGCTTGAGATGCAAGAACGTAGCGTGACCAAAATGGTCAATGTTTTTGATGGTAACGATTATATGGTAATGCCAAAAAAAGAATTTAATAAACTCGAAAAAGAAAATCCAAGTTTGATGATAGTCAGGGAGTTCAATAAAGACCAGATTCACACAACGACCATTATCCCTTATTTCAAAAATTTAATTGTCAAAGACGAAGACGCAGAACAACCAACGTCTAATTTTGATTGTTTTCCCGTCTGGAGTTATAGTTACAACGTCCAGATAAACGAACAAACATCTTTGGTTGACCACCTGCTTGATATTCAAGATGATGTGAATAAAGCAAAGTCTCAAGTCAGAGACTATGTAACGCAGATACTTTCTGGTGGTATGTTTATTGATAAGCGTGAAAAAGAAACAATTAAGGCTCTGAAGGAGAAAGGCAATCAACCAAACATGGTTTATGAGTTGAACAACCCTGCCATTGTACCTCAAAGACTAACTCCTTCTTCCCTACCGCCAGACATTATGCTGAATGCGGAAAACAGTGTGGCATTTGCACAACGGGTATCTCTGGTATCTGAAGCTATGAAAGGCGAAACAGCCCGTAGTGGAGAGTCTGGAGTTCTGTTTGAACAGAAAGTTCAGAGAGCTGCTGCCGCAATTAACCCGTACTTTAAAAACTTGAGTCGCTTAAGAAAGGTTTTAGCAAAAGATTTTGTGGATAATTTTAATTACGTTTATTCCGAGATGGATAGAGTTATCCGAGTTAAAGAAGAAGGCAAGTTCAACGAAACAATTATGAATTTAAGCGTTGGAGCGCAGGTATTTAACGATGTGAGAAATCCGTCTCTGTATGTGGAATTAGACGAAGGCGAAAGCAACGTCACACAGAAAGAAGACAACTTCAACCGCATGGTTGCAATGGCAAATCTAATTGGTTCAATCAACCCACAACTCGTTGATATTAGAACACTTGTAGAAAATGCCCCAATCGTAGGTTCAGAAAAATTTGTCGAATACATTGACCAGACCATGCAGATGCAGTCAGAAGCTGCCCAACGTCAGTCAGAGCTGGATACAACTAAACAGACTCTTGACAATATGAAAACAGAACGTGGTATGGTGACAGATGAAGAAAAATTAAGATTAGATGCTCAGAAAATTGGGCAAAACAAAGCAGGATAATAATTAGCAAGGAGCAGATATGGCTAAATTAGAAGATAAAAAAGCGGCTTATATAAAATCAAAGAAGAAAAAGAAGAAGATTAAAACATCAACCGAAGTTAGTGGTAAACATTTATTTATAAGGGGTTCAGAGCGAAGTCGATATAGGTCGGCAAGTCGTAAAGCGGTGAAGAAGTTTAAGGGAATAAAGGGTGTGACATCATATGACCCCGAAGTGGGGAGTTATAAAACCCCCGATGACGGCTCACAACCCAAACACCTTGAGTCTATGGTCAAAAAAGCGGTAAGGACAGCAGAGCATAAATCAAAGTATGGCGACATTAAGAAAGTCAAAGTGAAAAAGAAGAAAAAATATTGAGAAGTGAGTGAAAAAGTACAAACTGCACGGAGTTATAAGGGGACTGTCGTTGACGATAATGCTGTCGTTAGTATTAACCTCAAATGGCTTGGGCAGTTACTTGTTTTGGTCGGGATGCTTGTTTATGGCTATTGGCGTATCGAGTCTCGATTGGGCAATCTTGAGGAGGCGATGGTCACAGCAGACATTAAAATTGGGGATTTACTTGGCAAACACATCGTGGAAGAGACTCTACAAAGAAAACAGTTAGAAGAGAAAGTGAATTTTTATGAGAAAGAATTTAATATTAACCCACTTAGCTGGGGAAAAAGGAAAAAGAACAAATAATGCCTTTCAATGATATTATAGATATACCTATTATCAGACCTGAAATAGTTGTTGAAAATGATTATGAAGATAAAACTACATACACAAGGCAAGATGCCTTGAGAAATGTATACAGAGCAAAGAGAAGTAATATAATCAATAAAGGAAAAACAAATGTTAGAAAACCAAAATAGTGAAGCGCAGGTAGACCCTGCTCTTTCACAAGAGCTTGAACAACTTAATAATAAAATAGAACCGAAGACAGATGAACAGGAAGCAACCGAGCCTTCTGTAAAACTTATTGAAAAAGACGGTGAGCTGTATATCAACAGCGAATCAGATGATGTTGTGAATGATGCAGACCCTGAAAAGGGAGAATCGAGTCAAGAATTAACAGAATCGGATGAGTACACCACCGATGGGAATAAACCATCACCGTTCCATGACAAATCGAAGGATGACCTTGTTGATATGGTAGTCAACGCCCAAAAGATGATTGGCGACCAGTCCAGCGAAATTGGTCAACTTCGAAAGTTAACGGCTGAAGACGAAGATTTGTCTGAAGTTGAACTCTTGGAACGACTCACTGCTAACGATGTTCAGGATGCTCTTTCTACAGAAAAAGCTAAATTGGATGAAGTTGACCCTTATGATGCAGATGCTGTTTCGACTCAGCGTTCTCTTATAAGAGAAATGGAAAACGACCTGATTAACAAGCGTACGCAGGAACATCTCGAATCACGGCTAAATGGTCGTGATAATGAAGCGTTTGTTTCCACTATGAAACAGCGTTTTAATACAGACGGGATTGAAGTATCTGATGATGAGTTTACTGCTGTAAGTGAGCTTGCGAAGGGATACACTGAAAATGGGCTGTTAACCGAGAGAGCCTACCACAAAGCTATGATTGATGAGTTTGGGGTAGAGAAGGTAGCAAAGAACTATCAAATGGCAGGAGAGCGTAAAGCCAGATTAGACATTCAAAATGCTTCAGCCAAGCAAGTTGAAAAAGTGGATGTCCGTGGTACAGGCAAAAACGCTAAACTTATCCGTGTCGCTGACATGAATAAAAAAGAACTCCGCAGCACTCTCGACAATCTTTCAGTGAACGAACTCCAAAAGCTATATGGACAGCTAAATAGTTAATTAATAAAAATAAATAAAGGAGTTTAAAATGGAATCTTCACAATCATTCATTGCGAATGTTGAAATTCTAAATTCTTTGCTTCGCAAAGAAAGTTGGTATAATACCTTCTGGGCTAAATTCTCTGGCAATGTGGACATTTCTTCGGACGATAACGGTAATTCCGTTTATACTCCGAGTGGTAATCCCATTGAAATCTTGAACGACTATGTCGCTCAAGGTAGAGATAATATGCTCATTCCTTTCCTCAGTGACTTGTCTGGCGCACCAGTTTATGGTGATACAGTTTTAAAAGGCACTGGTGAAGACCAGTCTATGAAATGGCTGCGTGCGTACTGTAATCAGTATCGTAAAGCTATTATGAAAAAGTCTGGTTCAATGAGCGAGCAACGCCAAAAGGTATTCAAGTTAATGGACGAAGCAAGACCACAATTAGCTAAATGGTTTACCAAATGGGAAAATCAAGCGGTATTTCAATCCTTCTATGAAGGTGTATCGCCTAATCTTTCTACTGGAACATCATCTGACGGTTTAGGTCTTGTACGCAGGTATCATCCAAACTGGTATGAGGCAAGGCTAACCGTTCTAACGGCAATTGGGACTGAAAAGTCAACAAAAACCAATGCTCAATTAGACGACGCTATTGGCATGACTGCTGGTACAGCAGGAACCGCTACTGGCGCTATGGGTTCTGATATTTTAAGAGACTTACGAGTTAAATGTATGTCTCTCAAAATTCCTCAAATGCAAACTGCTGATGGACATCAGTTCTGGTGTATTGTTATGCATCCAGCACAGCTTGCTTCATTGCAAACTGATACTGATTACGAACAAGCACAGCGATTTGGTTTCATGGGTTCAGGCGGCACTAAAATGCCACAACTTAATGGAATGGCTGGATATTATGCTGGTTTTGCTATCTATGAAGACATTGTTGGTATTCGTGAATGGGATGAAGCTGGTTATTTCTTCGGCTCAACTGTCTCTTCTCGTTTTGATGACTCTGCTGTAACATTGCACGCTGATGCTGGTGGTAAAAGAATCAGAAATGCTATTGTATTCGGTAAGGGTGCGATGGGTAAAGCAGTTGCAGAAGACCTTCACTTCACTTCAGAAGTGGATGACCATGCAAATACTATCGAACTTGGTGGTGCTGTAATCAACGGATACAACCGTGCAGAGTTTTATGCTGAAGCTGATTCCTTAGAAGCAAGTGGTGACGCATTCTACAAAGGCAATGCATCAGCTGGTGTCGCTGACATCGCTGACGTATTAGCTGCTGTTAACCAAAGTTCGCTAATTTTAGCGACCGCAGAATAAAGGAGTAAGCTGTGAAAAGTTCAACTATGTATAAAAATGCATACTCAGACGAAACTATTGCAATTTCATCAACTGGGAATTATGATTATAGCCAAGAGTTATGGTATGGCGGTGACAAGACTATTCTTGTTAACGTAGCTATGGCAGACGGCAATTACGTCAGATTACCAGAAGCAACTACCGCTAATGCAGGTCTTCATGTAAGAGTTGTAATGGGTATTGCTTGTTTAGATGACTTTGTACTTGGTTTTGTTACAAGTATCATTCAGGGCGGTGCAACCGCAGTTGGTGATACTAATGAAGCCGTAGGTGGTGCAGCTGACCATGCGACAGCAATAGCTGACGCTGGTGATTCATTTCTTAGTGTACGTTTTAATTTAGATACTGTAGCAAGTGCTGGTGGTACTGGCGGCTCAGTTTTAGATTTTTACTACACAGGAACTGCAAATAAAATCGTTTACAGAGGTGACTTAATCTCTGAAATCGACGCACCAACATTGGCAAGTCATTTTAGTACAAGCACTGTTATTGCATA